CGGTTCCTTTCGATGTCGCCTCGTCTTCGGGTGCTACGATAAACATTTCGGTTTCTGATATGCAGACGGATATGCCTACGGGTTCTCTCGGTTGGGTCGTCGGCCCCGGTTCTCTTGCTGATTACATGGGTGAAGCTCCGGGATCTATCGTCGTAGGTGTGGTTGATCTTACGCCGTATATCGGTTACATCGATATTTATTACAACTACTATCTTAACCAGCAATACGACTGGGCTCCTACGTCCTTGGCTGGTACTGTGTCCGATTCTGCGATGGATTATCCCTACTTCTTGGAAGTTACCGACTTGGAAAGCTATCTGCAGACCATCAAAACCACACGGAATATTTCTCCGGCTGTTCGTGCGGATGATAGTGCCTCGTATTCTACGAATGTCGAAGCCGCCTTGAATGCTGTTAATTCTCAAGCGTTCTTGTGGAATTTCTTCACTGGTCGGCAGTCTCTTTTTCAGCGTGGTTTTCCGTCCTACTACCTCGAGGCTTGGCTGAAGACTTCTTCCTTCGTCGATGCTGCTATCGATGTTTCGACTTCGGGCAATTCTGTGTCGATGCGTAATATCACTTTCGCATCTCGCATGCAGCGTTACATGGATCTCGCCTTCGCCGGTGGTGGTCGTAACTCGGATTTCTATGAGTCCCAGTTCGATGTCAAGCTCAATCAGGACAACACTTGCCCGGCCTTTCTTGGCAGTGATTCCTTCGACATGAATGTTAATACGCTCTACCAGACGACGGGCTTCGAGAACAACTCCTCGCCGCTTGGTGCTTTCTCTGGCCAGCTTTCTGGCGGCACTCGTTTTCGTCGTCGTAACTATCATTTTAATGATGATGGTTATTTCATGGAGATTACATCCATTGTTCCGCGGGTTTACTATCCGTCTTACATTAATCCTACCTCGAGGCAAATTTCCTTGGGCCAGCAGTATGCTCCTGCACTCGATAATATTGCGATGCAGGGTCTGAAGGCTTCGACGGTCTTTGGTGAGGTTCAGAGTCTTGGCGCTACAAGTCCGACCTATGCCAGTAATTCCTTTACTGTTCCCGGGTTCAAGACGCAAGATCTCAATTACGTCGGCTACGAGCCCGCTTGGAGTGAACTCATGACGGCTGTCTCGAAGCCTCACGGTCGCCTCTGTAACGACCTTGATTACTGGGTTCTTTCTCGTGATTATGGTCGCAATCTCTCCTCCGTCATGGATACTCCGGCTTATAAACAATTCGTTTCGGCCGCTGGAACTCGTGTTGATGAACTCTCCCTCCAGCGTCTTACGGCTTTCTTCAAGCGGATCTACGTGTCGCCCTCTTCGTGTCCTTACATTCTGTGTGGTGACTTCAATTACGTTTTCTACGACCAGCGGCCTACTGCCGAGAATTTCGTTCTCGATAATGTTGCTGATATCGTGGTGTTCCGCGAGAAGTCGAAGGTCAATGTTGCAACAACTCTCTAAACCTTTTCGTTATGGAAACAAAACAAGATTATAATCCGCATGTAGGTTGTCTTTATTCCAACCTTTCGCAGCGCGTTGGCGTTCGTTCTTGTGCTGATCAGCACGCTTCCTATCATGTTCGCAACTGTGCTTCCCGGCCCGATGAGTTTGTTGTCGGTGCCAGGAGTATGAACGAGATCCTCGAGGAGTATTACACCTTCGGCTTTCTTTCTTGTGATACGCAGGCTGTTCGTGGTGATTCTGCTTACGATGAGATTCACCCTTCTGGTGAGAATGCTTCGTTCCTTTCGACGGATCCTAGCTCGGATTTCTCGCTTGATAAGTTTGAGCGTATCGAGCGTATTGCCGAGTGCGTCGGCGAGACTTCTGCTGAGCGTCACAAGGAGGAGTTGGGTAAACAAAATGATAAGTAGTTATGTCTGCCCTTGTTACTTCTGCGATTATTGCCGGTGCTAGTAGCCTTGCGGCTGCTGGTGGTTCGACTGTTGCTGCCTCTAAGATGAATTCTCGTGCCGAGAAATATAATAAGTGGGCCCTCAAAGAACAGCAGCGTTACCAGAAGGAGTATGCGGACTATATGGCTCAGCTGGAAGCTCAGCAGAATAATTTGTATTGGGAGAAATACAATTCCCCGGCCGCTCAGCGTCGAGCGCGTGTTGCGGCCGGGTTTACTCCCTACGCTGATGTCGGAGGCATTCAGACGTCTTCTGTTGATCCCGGCTCCTATGGTGGTTCGACACCTTCTGCGCAGTCCTTCTCACAGCCGGGTGGTATTCCGACTAGCCCCCTTATGGGTGCTTTTGGTAATGCCACTCAGCAGACCCTCTCAGCTCTTCAGGCCGAGGCTAATATTGAACTTACCAAGTCGCAAGCCCTTAAAACTCGGGCTGAGACTACCGGTTTGGAGAATACGAACTCTATGTTTGACGTTGTAAAATCTATTGCGGATGAAGAGCTTACGTCCAAGCGTTTCAGTAATATTCTCAAAGAAACTGAAGCCAAGTATGCCGAGGCCAATGCCATTGCGGATCTTGATACCAAGCAGGCTAAGATCGCTGAGATCAATGCGGCAGTTTTGGAGCGACTTGCCGGCGCTGCTAAAACTGATGCTGATCGGATCACTGTAGAGCTTCTTCGTGATGCTCAGAAACGCTCCCTTGAGGCTGGTGCCTCGCTTGCTGAAGCCCAGGCGGCGACTGAGCCGCATAGAGCCCTCAATCTCAAGCAGGACACCATGCTTAAGATGGCTCAGGAAGAGACCGAACAGCTTCTTCGCGGTCAGAAATTTGAACTTACGCGTCAGCAAGCCCGTGCTGCAGCCATTTCGTTCGTTAAGGATCGTATCCTGACCTACCGTCAGGCTGAGGAGCTTTCTCGTTATCTCGCTAACATTCATGATCCCAAAAACATGTGGGACGGTATTTGGCGTATTGTTTCGCTCCCCTCTGGAATTTCGAAGAGTGATTTTGCAGCAGACCTCTATAATGCCCTTTACGAGGAGATTAATTCAGTCAATTAGAATTCTTGAGTTTATTTGAGCCCGGCCGTCGCTGCCGGGCTCCTCTTGCTTCCTGTGGCTTGTAACCTTCCGTGTTCCTCTTGCAGTCTTACCCCGCACCGCAGGTAGCGACTAGCACCTCTATAAGGTGCCATGGTCGCGGACGGAGTCCGCTGGCACGTAAGCGATGGTTTACCATCGCGCCCGTAAATACCCATTTTTGAGAGAAGGCCCTCTCTCTTGCCTATATATGCCAGATGTGGAAACAACGCCTTCGTGAGGTTCCACATTGGTTCTCTCAAAGTCATAAAAAATCTATGAGCGAAGCGAATTCCATTAGGTGACTGAGAGGGGGTACGGGGGAGAGAGTTAGGAGCCCCGTGCATGAGATTGTCTGCATTCGTTAACGCGCGCGCGCGCTTCGCGTGCGTGCGATGACGAAGCTAAGTAGCTCAGGCACATTTTTGCGTCCTTACTTTCTCCCCCGTTATACACTTCTCAGGCCTTTTTAATTCATCGATTTCTCCGAGTAATTGACCTTTTGGTCGAAAAAAAACAATTTTCTTGCATTTGAAAAATGGAACGCTTTGCATCGATGCAAAAATTCATTATATTTACCCCGTAGGGCACTTAAATTACTCATTAAACCACTTTTTATGGAAAAAACACCATTTTACCGTACCAAGGCTTTTTGGACGCTTATAGCGTCTATAATCGCCGCTTTTGCTGCCTACTTCACTGTATCGTGCAGCTATTCTCGGAAAGTATTCCGTAACGGTGTTCATCACGATACCGTGCGGATCGAATCTAAAATTAAATCTCGTGATCTATCATGCTTAACAACGAATCTTGGGACACCCTCTCACAGTCTTTCGAGTTCGAACCTCGAGCTCATTTCGTGGAAACACTCTTCGTCGCTTGTTCCGACTATGTCGTCGATGGTAACTACATCTCTTTTCGGTTTGCCTTGGCAGATCGTGTTCGGATCCAAACTGCAGTTGATTCCATTGTCGCAGCTCAGGTGCCATTTTATTTTACCATCGAACAAGGGTTGTTCGACTCTGAGTGTAACCGTGTTATCTATGAGTTCAACATCTCAGACCTCTTTTTCTTCATTTACGCTCGCTTCTCTGGTTCTTGCGGTGCCTCTCGGTCGCTCTCGTCGCGGCGGCCGAAAAAAAGGAAAACCCCGTCCAAAGGTCAAAAACATAATAATTGGCGGACGACACCTGTAGTTGTAGATCTTGATTTTTAGTTTGTTTGAGTTATGTGTAACAAGCCTTTGCGGATTACGAATCCTCATTACATTAAACTTGCTGATCAGCTTGGCGTAGAGATTCCTCAATTCTCTAATCAGCCGGATTATAAGCTTCAGGTGCCCTGTGGCAAGTGTGTTCAGTGTATTAAAAAACGTCAACAGCACTGGTTTGTTCGCGCTCATAACATCTATAAACGTCTCGGTTACAACCTTTCAAACTCCTATTTTTGCACCTTTACTCTCAAACCAGAATTCTATGAGACCTTTTGCAAGGAGCCCTACGCCTTTATTCGTCGGTTTATAGACCGCATGCGTAAGGATTCGCTCCTCCGTTATCGAAATCCCGATACGGGCCGCTTTTGTTATCGCAAGATTTCTTTTCCTTATCTTTTTGTGCTGGAGGTTGCCGACGGTAAGCGCGCAGCTCAACGTAGGCTTCATTCTGAGCATCGACTTCATCTCCATGCGATCATGTTTGGATGCCCCCTGCCTTGGTGGCGTGTTCGTCATTACTGGATGTCCTTCGGCCTTGCTTGGGTTAGTCCTCTTCGCCATTTCGGTGGCGTTCGCTATGCAATGAAGTATATCACAAAGAAGTCTGCTGTGCATTGGAATGACGTTCCGAAGGAAATTTTAGATCTACATGGTCGTTTGTATGTCTCTCATGGGTTTGGTCGATTGTCGGAATCGGAGAAGGACGCCCTTCGAGCATATATGATGACTGGTTGCAAACAGTGGTTCTCTATCTTGATCGATAATCACCCTTACAGTATTCCTCGTTATTATAAGCTGGCATGTTTTACCAAGGATCAGATTCGCTGTCGCAACGATTCTCTCGTTCCGCAGCTTGTTTGGGAATATGTTTTGAGGACTTATCCTACTTATTCTTATTATAAAAAACAACTTATAAAACATTCTATTTTATGGCAATGATGTTTCTTTCGCGTAAGCGAAATAAGAAATCCCGGTTTAAACTTTTTTCCGGTAACCCCACTTCTGCAAGCTGGGGTACTCTGATTCCCACCAACGTGACCCGTGTTATTGCTGGTGATGATTTCAGCTTCCAGCCTGGCGTAGGCGTGCAGGCTCTTCCGATCGTGGCCCCTTTCATGGGCAATGTATGTGTCAAGAAGGAGTATTTTTTTATTCCCGATCGGATTTATAATGTTGATCGTCAGCTTAATTTTCAGGGTGTCACTGATACTCCGAATACTGTTTATAAGCCTTCGATAGCGCCTCCGGTTCCTTTCGATGTCGCCTCGTCTTCGGGTGCTACGATAAACATTTCGGTTTCTGATATGCAGACGGATATGCCTTC